ATGTCGTTTGAGCAGTGCGCCCGCGCCTTCATGCGCGACAAGGCCAGTGAGTGGAAGAACTTCAAGCATCGGCAGCAGTGGGAGAACACGCTGGCGCAGTACGCCTTCCCCCTGATCGGCGCCATGCCGGTGGCTGCAATCGACCTGCCGCACGTCCTGGCCTGCCTGGAACCTATCTGGCGAGACAAGACCGAGACCGCCTCGCGCCTGCGCGGCAGGATCGAGACCGTGCTGGACTGGGCAACCGTGCGCAAGTACCGCCAGGGCGAGAACCCGGCGCGCTGGAAAGGCCACCTGGACAAGCTGCTACCCGCGCCCACGAAGGTGGCCAAGACCGTTCATCACCGCGCCCTGCCCATTGACGCCATGCCGTCGTTCATGGGGGCGCTGCACAAGCGCCACGGCATATCCGCCCGCGCGCTGGAGTTCGTGATCTACACCGCCGCCCGCTCAGGCGAGGTGCGCGGCGCGAGCTGGGACGAAATCGACCTGAAGGCGGGACTGTGGACTGTGCCGGCTGATCGCATGAAGGCAGGCCGGGAGCACCGGGTTCCCTTGTCCGCCGCCGCAATCAAGCTACTGAAGAAAACGCCGCGTCTGGAAGGGTGCGAGCTGATCTTCCCCGGCACCAAGGGCCAGCCGCTATCCGATATGAGCCTGGCCGCTGTCCTGCGGCGCATGGACGTGGACGCGGTGCCCCATGGTTTCCGAAGCACGTTCCGGGACTGGGCAGGCGACCGCAGCCACTACCCGCGCGAGCTGATCGAGGCCGCGCTGGCGCACACGCTGGAAAGCAAGGTGGAAGCCGCCTATCGGCGCGGCGATGCGCTGGAGAAGCGGCGCGAGCTGATGGAAGCCTGGGCGCAGTTTTGCGCTGGCGCGTGAGAGGACACCAACATGCACAGCAACGATGTCTCTATGAGTTCGCCCGCGAAGCGGCCTGTACAAGCTGTGCGACAGAAGCCCTACGAATCAATCCTAAGTGCTATTGAAAATGTAGCGCTACAGCCATATTCCACGCGGGCGCGCAAATTTTGCATGTTTGAGGAAGCACTGTCATTTATGCAATGCCAAACCGCTGCCCCACCATAGTGCTGTACAAATGACACCCATTGGATGTGACAACATCCAATAAAGGCGAACCCCACCAAGCCGCGCCAACGGCAAGGGGGGTTCTAGTGCATCGGAGACCGATGCGGGTGCTTAGTTTTTCCGGCCAAGCGTCCCATCGTACCGCATACGGGATAGACCATGTAACTGGGTTTACTTCCAGCATGGTCGAACTGTTTGCTGGCTCCGGCGCGTTCTTCTTTTGAACCGTTGAGAACCGATATGAGTACGACATCCTCAGCAACCGACGAAACCCTGCTGCGCCTGCCTCAAGTGCTGGCGCGCTTTCCTGTGAGCCGTAGCGGCTGGTACCAAGGCGTCAAAACCGGTAGGTACCCGCAGCCCGTCCGCATCGGAGAGCGTGCTGTCGCCTGGAAGGCCAGCGACATCCGCCGCCTCGTTCAAGCCGCCACCGCTTGAAGGGAGGCGGTATGCAAACTAGCCATATCGAGGCGTTTCGCACAGCCATAGCAGGCGCCGGCCTGATCCCGCCTGACGCCATCAACGACGATGGCAAGCTGGTGCGCTTCAACGGCCTGGGCAAGCGCGGCAACAACCGCAGTTCCTGGTACGTGCTTTTTCAGGACGGCGTGCCTGCCGGCAAGTTTGGCGACTGGGCACAGCTACCTGATGGCATCGCCTGGACCGGCAAGCCCGACAACCAACTGACGGATAGCGAGCGCCAGGCCATCCAACAGCGCATGCAGGAGGCCCAAAGGCAGCGCGACGAAGAACACGCGCAGCGCCAGGAGGAGGCCGCCATCCTGGCAGAGCGCCTTTGGCGCCATGTAGCCGGCGCCGGTGCGGGCCAGCACCCCTACATCAAAGGCAAGGGCATCAACGCCTACGGCGCCAAGATGGCCCGCGCCAGCGACGTTAGGGAGCACAGCCGGGCGCTGTCCGGCGAACTCAAGGGCGACCTACTGGTGATCCCCATGCGCTGCGCCGAGGGCAAGCTGCGCAACCTGCAGTTCATCACCGCCGACGGCATCAAACGGCCGCTGACAGGCGGGCGCATCAAGGGCTGCTACCACGCCATCGGCAAGCTGGAGGGCGAGGTAATCGTGTGCGAGGGCTTCGCCACTGGCGCCAGCATCCATGCAGCGACCCGCAAGGCGGTAGCGGTGGCCTTCAACGCCGGCAACATGCAGCCGGTGGCGCAAGCGCTGCGCGAGAAGTACCCGGACCTGCAAATCACCCTGGCCGCCGACGATGACGCGCAGACGCCGGGCAACCCCGGCATCAAGGCCGCCACCGCAGCGGCGCAAGCCGTGGGCGGCGCCATCGTGGTGCCTGACTTCGGAGACAGCCGGCCCGAGAAGGCTACCGACTTCAACGACCTGCACCAGCATCAAGGCGAGGAAGCAGTCGCCACTGCCTTTGAGGTCTCAGCCTGGCCGGCCCTGGACGTTTTGGAAGAGGAGGAGGCCCCTACCCCTCACGCCTTCCCGTTTCATGCCCTGGGGCCGGTTTTGGGCGCTGCAGCACGCGCCATTGCCGAGGACGTGCAAGCGCCGGACAGCCTGGCGGGCGGCAGCGTCCTGGCGGCGGCATCGCTGGCCGCGCAGCCGCTGGCCAACGTCATGTTGCCACATGGCCTGCGCGCTCCCCTGAGCGTCTTCGTAGTCACGGGCGCGGGATCGGGCGACCGCAAAAGCGCCGTTGACGCGGTGGCCTGCCGGGAGGTGGAGGAGGTGCGCAAGCAGCAGGCGCGCGAATACACCCGCGCCCTAGAAGCCTATGAGGCAGACAAGGCCGCCAAGAAAAAGGGCGACGAAGACCCCGATAAGCCCGCCCCCAAGTCGCTGACCACCAGCAACGCCACCATTGAAGGCATCTGCAAGCTGCTGAAGTACCAATCCCACGTTGGCATCTTCAGCGCTGAGGGCGGCGAGATGCTGGGCGGGCACTCCCTGCGCGACGATAAGCGTTCGTCCGGGCTGGCCTTCTATCTGAAGGGCTGGAGCGGTGAATCGCTCGATTCGCTGCGCGGTGGCGATGGCCTGACCGTCCTGCTGGGCCGGCGCATGGCCATGCATGTGCTGGTGCAGCCGGTTTTGCTGGGCCAACTGCTGTGCGACCCGCTGGCGCAGGGTCAGGGCCTGCTAGCGCGGTGCCTGATTGCGCAGCCGGACAGCTTGGCCGGGCACCGCTTGTTCCGGGATGTTGACCCGCAAGAAAATCCGGCAGTGATCGCCTACAACGAGCGCATCCGGGCAATGCTGAACACGTCGCCTACGCTGTGGGCAGAGGGCGACGGGTATGAACTCAAGCCGCGCGACCTAGGCCTGTCACCTGAGGCGCGCGCCCTGTGGATTGCCTTCTACAACGAGATCGAGCGCCAGCAGGCGAACGGCAGCGAGCTGGAGGGCGCGCGCCCCTTTGCATCCAAGGCGGCAGAGCACGCGGCCCGCATCGCCGGGATCATCACGTTGGTGGAAGATCCTACAGCCTCGACGATCGCTGGCCAGGCCATGGACGGCGCCATCCAACTGACAGCCTTCTACCTGACCGAGCATCTGCGCCTTACTGGCGCCGGGCGCCAGGAGCGCCATGACGGTGCCCTACGTGCCCTGCTGCACTGGCTGCAAGAGCGCGGCGCTCTGGTGGCCAAGAAGGACGTGCTGCAGCGCTCCCCGCGTGCTATCCGCAACCTGAAGGCGGCCGGCATCAACGCGTTGTTGGCTGACCTGGCGCAGCGCGGCTACATCCGCGAGGCGGGCGAGCATTGGGAGGTGCGCCATGTTTGAACTGGACATAAACGCGATTCGCCAAAGCGCCGGGCTACCGTGGCTAATGGCTAATTCAGCTAATCCGGCTAATTTGGCCACCCAAGTGGCTAACGCATCACCGGACGATAGGCAGAGCGCCCCACCGTTAGCCAAATTAGCCGAGATAGCCACGTTAGCCATTAGCCACGACCGGCTAAGCGCTGCGAACGATGCACAGCCATTAGCACAAATAGCCACGTTAGCCGGATTAGCCATTAGCCAAGAGCTGATGGAAGCGCGGCTAATCGCGGCAGCTATGCGCGCGGCAGACCACCACGGTGATGGCCCCGAGGCGCGCGAGCAGTGGCGCCAGGACGTCCTGAACACGCCTTACCACCTGCGCGCCGACCTGCTAGAGCATCTACAAGCTCAATACCCACCCGGTTAGATAAGCGCCAACCCGCCCCGAGCGGGTTTTTTCTTGACACGCCGATAGAAACCAGCTATATATGCCGCAGTATCAATAGTCTATGACTATTGCAACCCGCCCGGCGATTGCATGGGCACTTTTTCAAGAAAGCCCACAAATGCAACTGCATCAAATTCGTGAAGCTCGTGCCGCCAAGGTGGCCGAAGCTCGTTCCCTGCTGGCCAGCACTCCCCAGCTCAACGCCGAAGGACAAGCGAAGTTCGACAAGCTCAAGATCGAGATTCAGAATCTGGAAGCCGACGAGCAACGCGCTCAGTTCATCGAGGACGCTGAACGCCGTTCGCTGGGTGCCCCGGTGGACAAGGCCCGCAAGGAGCTGGACGGCCAGGTCAACGTGCTGGACGCCATCGCCGCGCAGATTGAAAACCGCAGCGTTACCGGTGCTTTGGCCGAGTTCCAAGCCGAAGCCAAGCGCCAGGGCCTGACCGCCCGCAACGGTGGCGTGCTGGTGCCCACGAGCATCTTTGAAAAGCGCGCCACGATGACGACGACCGGCGCGGCTGCTGTGGTGCCCGACGACTACAAAAGCGACCAGTTCATTGGCCTGCTGCGCAATTCGATGATCGTTCGCCAACTGGGTGCCCGCGTGCTGACCGGCCTGCGTGGCGATACCGTGCTGCCCAAGGCCACGGGCGCAGCCACTGCTTACTGGGTTGCAGAGGGTGACGCCCTGACCGAGAGCAACACCACGTATTCCAGCGTCAAGCTGGAGCCCAAGACCGTGGGCGCACTGACGGCCTTCTCGCGTCAACTGGCATTGCAGTCCAACCCCTCGATTGAGGCCCTGCTGCGCGATGACATCAGCGCCGTGGTGGGACTGGCAGTGGACAAGGCCCTGCTGCACGGCACCGCAGCCGCCAAGCAGCCTGTGGGCATCTTGAACGTGACCGGCATTCAAACCGCATCGCTGGCCACCCTGAGCTGGGCCGCCATCGTCGCCATGCTGGAAAAGCTGGGCCTGGAGAACATCACGGCCAATGCCATCGTGACCCATGCCAAGGCCGCGACGAAGCTGCAAACCACGCTCAAGGACGCCACTGCCGGTAGCGAGTACCTGATGCAAGCTGGCCGCGTGGCTGGTCTGCCCGCCTACGTCACCAACCAACTGGACGCCAAGAGCGGCACCCCGGACAAGGGCCGCGTGATCGCTGGCGACTTCTCGCAAATCGTCATCGGTGAATGGGGCGTGACCGAGGTGCTGGCCAACCCGTATGCGGCTGGCTACTACGAAAAGGGCGACGTTCAGCTCCGCATCATGCACACCATGGACGCCGTGGTGCGCCATCCGAAGGCGTTCGTGGTGGCCGACGACATGACCATCTAAGGGGCAACGATGTTGGAGATCCGCTCTACCGGCAGCCTGCGCAGCAACGGCAAGACGCTGCACGGGTACGCCGCGAAGTACAACAGCGAAGCCGACCTGGGCGGCTTTGTTGAGGTCATCCGCAATGGAGCCTTTCGCAAGTCCCTGGAGAGCGGCTCCAACATCCGCGCCTTGGCCGAACACCAAGGCACCGCGCTGCTGGGCACCACCAGAGGCGGCACCTTGAAGCTAAAAGAGGACGCGCACGGCCTGGCCTTCGAGCTGGCACTGCCGGACACCAGCCACGGCCGCGACCTGGCCATCCTGGTGGATCGTGGTGACGTTGCCGGGTGTTCCTTCGGGTTCCGCGTGCCCGAAGGTGGCGACCGCTGGGAAGAACGAGGTTCGACCCTTGTGCGTGAGCTGCTGAATGTGGATCTGGTGGAAATCACGCTCACGTCAGACCCGGCATATCAGGACACGACTGTAGCCCTGCGCAACATGCCTATCACCCAATCCTTTTGGGACATGAACGCCGCATGGCTGCAAACCACATGAGCATCATCACCCGCATCAAATCCGCCATCGGCCTGGAGTCCCGCTCCGTGCTGGGCGTCAACGGCTGGCCTGTTCCGCTGTCTGCCAGTGCCGTGACGCCTGCCACCGCTCAGGGCGTGAGCGCAGTCTATGCGTGCGTGCAGGCCATCGCAGAGACAACGGCAAGCCTTCCCCTGATCCTGTTCAAGCGCAACGGCGACGACCGCGAGCGCGCCTCGGATCATCCGCTCTATCGCGTGCTGCACGACATGGCCAACCCCGAGCAAACCGCCCTGGAGGCCCGCGAGTACATGCAAGCGTGTGTCCTGCTCCGAGGCAATGCCTTTGCCCGCATCGTGCGCGGCTGGGATGGCCAGGTGCGGGAGCTGTGGCCACTCAACCCCGATAACGTGCAAGTGCAGCGCACCAGCTCCGGCCTGGTGTACGACTACACGAAGGACGGCGTATTGACCCGCCTGCTGGCCCATGAAGTTCTGCACCTTCGCCACCGCCTGGGTGATGACGGCGTTATGGGCGTGTCGCCTATCGCCGCCGCCCGTGGCGTGGTGGAGCTGGCCCAAGCCGAGAACGAGCATGGCCGTAACACCTTCACCAATGGCGCCAAGCTGCTGGGCGTGCTCAAGTTCCCCGGACGCTTGAAGCCCGAACAGCGCCAGGCTATCGCCACGAGCTGGGCCAGCCAACACGCGGGAGGCTCCAACAGTGGGCGCACTGCGATTCTGGAAGAAGGCGTGGACTTCCAAGCCCTATCCATGACGCTGGAGGATGCCGAGTGGATCGCCGCCCGACAGTTCAGCGTGGAAGAAGTGGCCCGCCTGTTCCGCGTACCGCCCACGGTCATCGGAGACTTGCGCAATGGCAACTACTCCAACAGCGTGGAGATGGCCCGCCAGTTCGTGACCCAGACCCTACGCCGCCACCTTGTCGCATGGGAACAGGCCATTGCAGCCAAGTGCCTGACAGACGCAGGGCGGCGCATGTACTTTGCCGAGCATCAGGTGGAGGGGTTGTTGCGTGGTGACAGCGCCAACCGTGCCGCGTTCTACAGCTCCGGCATTGCAGATGGATGGATGCTCAAGAGCGAGGCCCGCAAGCTGGAGAACCTGCCCGCCATCGACGGGCTTGATTCTCAGCCGGTTGAGGGTGGGCACTCAGTACCCACCCCGGCGCCGCTGCCGTACCCGAGCAAGCAACAGGAGGCCATGGCGTGAAGATGCTAGACCCCTGGAAAGAGCGCGGCTTGAAGATGCTGGACACGGCCAACCCCAAGGGCTTGACGATGGCCCATGAGCTGCAACGCAAGCCGCTGACCATGGCAGACATCCGCACCCAGCGCTGGACGAAGAAGGGCAACGGGCGGCTGCTGCCGCTCAACTCGGACGCATGGCGCAAGCTGCGCCGCCAGGTGCTGGCAGAGGTGCCGCTGTGCGAATACTGCCCGCCAGGCGTCATCACGCCCGCTACAGAGGTCGACCACAAGAACAACAACCCAGCGGACAACAGCCGGGAGAACCTTGTGAGCACATGCAAGCCCTGCCACTCCATCAAGACCATGGCCGACCTCTACGGCAGGCCTGCGCGCATGGGTTGCGATGAGCACGGCATGCCGATCAACCCGGCGCATCCGTGGAATGAGAAATCGCCAGGAACTGAGGCCGATAGACCGACCGGTTCCCCTTCTTTTAATGCTCACTGCTTAAAAAATAGGCAACCATGAAGCTGACCCCCAAGCGCAAACGCTCTGACAGCGCCGCCGCAGCCATCGCCGCCACCCAAGCCGCAGCCCTGCCGCCCTTGGAGCCGCCCGCCCATGTGCTGGTGCCACCCGAGGCCCGCCCGTTTTGGGATGCCATCGTGCAGGCCAGGCCCCGCGATACATGGAACCCGGTGGACATGGCATCGGCGGCAAACCTTGCCCGCGTCCAATGCGCCCTTGAAGCTTCACTCATAGGCTCAGATGAGCATATGAAGCTGACCCGCCTTGCCCTGGCCCTGACCCGCGCCATTGCCGTCAACACGGTGGCCACGGTCGGACGGTCGGCGGACATTGCCAAGGGTGCCGAGCTGGAGCGCAAGGCACGCCAGGACGATGGCGACGACCTGATACCACGGCTGCGCGCTGTCTAATCAGATTTGAAATCCGAATGAGCAGAGCCGCCCGCGTGATCGAGTTCATCCAGCGTTTTTGTGTGACGCCGGAGGGCGCGGAAGTGGGCAAGCCGCTGGTGCTGGCTGACTTTCAAAAACAGTTCATCCGGGATGTTTACGACAACCCGCACGGCACCCGCCGCGCCATCCTGAGCATTGCGCGCAAGAATGGCAAATCGGGCCTGATTGCTGGCCTGCTGCTGGCCCACCTGGTCGGCCCCGAGGCGAAGCAGAACGCGCAGATTGTCTCGGGCGCCATGAGCCGCGACCAAGCCGCCCTGGTGTTCAATCTGGCGTGCAAGATGGTGCAACAGTCTCCGAAGCTGGCGCCCCTGGTGCGGATCATCCCGTCTGGGAAGCGCCTGATTGGCCTGCCCATGAACGTGGAGTTCAAGGCCCTTGCTGCGGACGGCAAGACCGCGCACGGCCTTTCCCCGGTGCTGGCCATCCTGGACGAAATCGGCCAGGTACGAGGCCCGCAGTCCGACTTCATCGACGCCATCACCACCAGCCAGGGCGCGCACGAAGCGCCGCTGCTGATCGCCATATCGACGCAGGCGGCCTCGGATCAAGACCTGTTTTCACAGTGGCTCGACGACGCCCAGCGCAGCGCAGACCCGCGCATCGTGTGCCACCTGTACGCCGCGCCCGAAGGCTGCGACCTCATGGACGAGGCGGCATGGCGTGCGGCAAATCCCGCCCTTGGACTGTTCCGCTCCGAAGATGATCTTCGGGAACAGATGACGCAGGCGCAGCGTATGCCGAGCATGGAGAACAGCGCTCGGAACCTACTGCTCAATCAGCGGGTTTCGACTGTCTCCCCATTCATCAGCCCGGACGTGTGGAAGGCGTGCAGCACCAAAGCAGATTTGCTTTCGTGTGACGGCCCGGTGTTCGCCGGCCTGGACTTGTCGGCACGTACCGACCTCACCGCCCTGGTGATCGTGGGCCAGGTAGATGACGTGTGGCATGTGCAGGCGCACTTCTGGACACCAGAGCAAGGCCTTGCTGATCGTGCCCGCCGTGATCGTGCACCCTATGACGTGTGGCACCGACAAGGTGTTCTACGGACGACGCCAGGCGCCACCGTTGACCTAGAACACGTTGCGGCGGACATGCTGGAAATCTTCGCTGAAATGGATGTGCAGGCCATCGCCTTCGACCGCTGGCGCATCGACCAACTGCGCCGGGAGCTGGATCGCATGGGCGCCGAGCTGCCGCTGGTGGAGTTCGGCCAAGGGTTCCAAAGTTTCTCGCCCGCCCTTGATGTGCTGGAAGCCGAGCTGCTGAATGGACGCATCGCCCACGGTGGCAATCCGCTGCTGACCTGGTGCGCAGCCAATGCCGTGGTGGTGCGTGATCCATCAAATAACAGGAAGCTCGACAAGCAAAAAGCAACAGGCCGCATTGATGGCCTGGTGGCGCTGGCCATGAGTATGGGCGTGGCGTCCAAGGCCGAGGAAGCCATGGGCGTGACCCTGGAGGGCTTCACGTTCGTTTGAATAACCCTAGCCTGGGGGGCCGCAAGGAGTGCCAGGACGCGGATTATTCGGGCAGTGCCGCGTTTCAGAAAACTCCGAAAGCCAGCGGCATGACCTTTCTGCCATGCGCGGCTGGCACCCCGCCCCGGCCCTGCGTGATGCTTGTCCGGGGCACCTATTCCAACCATTTGAAAGAAATCAAATGCTGACCCTGTCCGAAGTGAAACTGCACTGCCGCATCGACCACGGCGACGAAGATACGCTGCTGCAATCCATGATCGACGCCGCCACGGCATCGGTAGGCGACTACATCAACGCCACCGAGCCATTGGACGCCACCGCACCCGCTCCGGTGAAGGCCGCCGCCATGCTGCTGGTGGGCGACCTGTACGCCAACAGGGAAGCCCTGGTGGAGCGCCCGCTGTCCAAGAACCCGACGTTTGAACGCCTGCTGGCACCGTACCGGGTGTACGCATGAACGCGGGCAAGCTAGACCAGCGCGTGACGGTGGAGCGGTTCACCAGCACAGTGGACGACTGGGGAACCCCTATCGAGAGCTGGGCCCCCCTGTTCACCTGCTGGGCGGCTGTGGAGCCGCTGGTGGGTCGGGAGTTCATCGCAGCGCAGGCCGCGCAGTCTGAGGTGACGGCCAGGATAAGGATGCGCTTTCGCCCTTGGATGACGGCGCAGGATCGCGTGATCCACAACGGCACTATCTACGGCATCGAGAGCCTGGTGGACGTTCGCTCAGGTCATCGGGAGCTGGTGCTGATGTGCAAGGCGATTGCCTAA